CCTACCTCTTCCGCCGAGCCTCAACAACGCCTTCGTGAACAGCCGGCACGGACGCTATCGTTCGCCGGCCTACAAGGCATGGCAGAAGGCGGCGGCAGATCATCTCACCCTGCAATCTTGGGATATGCCGAAGCCGCCCTACGGCGTGACTATCCGACTGAACATCAATCACCAGTCCGATGTAGACAACAGAATTAAGCCGTTGCTCGACCTTCTCGTCAAGCACGGTGTGCTGACCGGCGATCAATGGGTCAACGCGCTCCACGTTTACCGGGACCGCTCGGTTGACGGCTGCACGGTCGAGTTTTTCGACCCCGCCATCGTCACCATAGGCGAGGCCGCAAACCGGGTGCTTGCCGGACTGGCGGTGTCGGAATGAGCGGCGCCCCGACTGACACCGAGATAGACACCCGCAAGGGTGCCGAGGCGTTCGCAGTCTGGTGCGTTCTGCGTGCCGGGGAAACGCGCGATCCCGAGCTGCTCAAAAACCCATATTTCATGGCGATCCGCGAGCAGGTTTTCTTCGACATGATGGCGGAGTTTGGACGGCGATGAGCGCGCGATGGTTCCGCTTCTATGCCGACGCGATGCGCCATCCGAAGGTGGCGGCGCTGCCCGATCCGCTGTTCCGGCTGTGGGTTGATCTGCTCTGTGTGGCCGCTGAAAATGAGGGCCATATCCCCCCTGCCGAGGCGCTGAAACACATGCTTAAGAGGCGCTTAGACCACCTCTTAAGGGGCCTTAAAGACCTCATAAGCGCCGGGTTAATAGACCCATTAGAGGACGGTTACGAGCCTCACGATTGGAAGAAAAGGCAATATAAATCAGATGTTTCCACGTCTCGCGTCCGAAAATTCCGCAAAAAGGGAAACGTTTCTGAAACGCCCCCAGATACAGAAACAGAGACAGATAATACAGAGGAAGATAAATCTTCCTCTGGGCAGCAGGCGGATTTTGGGTTCACCGGATCGACCATTCGGCTCAACCGGCGTGACTATCGCCGATGGGCGGAATCCTATCATGCCATCCCAGACCTCAAGGCTGAGCTGAACGCGCTCGATGATTGGCTTCAAGGCCCAGGCATCGAAAAGCGGGACCGGTGGTTTCATGCCGTCTCCGGTGCGCTGAGCCGAAAACATCAGGAAATTCTCAAGGCGGCCAAGGAGGGGGCGAGCGAAGGCTCATTCACCGGCTTTTGCTGACGTGGGAGCCGAAACGCGCCGGGAAGCAGCCATGCCCCGAGTGCAGCCACCAGCGGAAGAACAAGCGCGATCCCTGCTTATCGGTGACGAAGGACGATCGCGGATGGGTTTGGAATTGCCACCATTGCGGATGGAGTGGAGCGAAAAATGATTCACGAGAAGCACAAGGAATGGCTGGGCGCCCGCGGCCTCGATCCGGTTCTGGCGGAGAAGCTGGGGATCGAGACGACCCGCGACGGCGGCGGCTTCTGGCTTACCGTTCCCTACGTCCACAAGGGCGAGACGGTGAACCACAAATACCGGCAGACGGGCGAGAAGCGGCACCGCATGGACCCCGACGCCCCGCTGTCCCTGTGGAACGCCGACTGCCTCCCCGAGGCGAAGGGGCAGACGGTGATCGTCACGGAAGGGGAGTGGGACGCGCTAGCGGCGATGCAATGTGGCTTCCGGTTCGTCGTGTCGGTGCCAAACGGCGCACCCGCCACCCAGACTGACGAGCCTGAGACGGCGAAGCGCTACGATTGGGTCTGGCGCCATCTGCGCGAACTGGACGAGGTGGCGACGTTCATCCTCGCGACGGACGGCGACCAGCCGGGGGCCAATCTCGCCGCAGACATCGCCAGTTTGCTTGGTGCTGAGCGTTGCCGGTTCGTGGATTATCCGTTCCCGGCAAAAGACCTGAACGAGGTTCTGCTTGAGCAGGGGCCAGAGCGGCTTTGCCAGATGCTCAACGAGGCCAAGGCCTATCCGATCAAGGGACTCTACACGCTGAGCGATTTTCCTGATCGCGGCGAGGTGAGGTCCTATTCGGTCGGCGTTGATCCGATCGCGGATCTTATCCGCATCGTCCCCGGCACGCTGACGATCGTCACTGGTTACGCGAACATGGGCAAATCCACGCTGATGAACGCGGTCATCGGCCATGCCATCGCCAATCACTTTCCCGTCTGTGTCGGCAGCTTTGAGACGGATGTGAAGCCTATCCTCGAAAACGGGCTTCGCATGGCGATTATCGGCTGCGGTTCGCACGAGCTGGCGAAATGGGACACCGGCGATGTCGATCGTCTCCTACAGGACCGTCTTCGCATCATCACGCAATCGGTGGATGAAGACGCCGAAATGTCGCTCGAAGATGTGCTGGAATATGCGCGCATGGCAGTGGTTCGCGACGGCTGCAAGATGGTGGTGCTCGACCCCTGGAACGAGATCGAGCACAAGCGCCGCCGCGACGAACAGGAGACGGATTACATTTCGCGCGCGCTGCGAGCTATCAAGCGCTTTGCCAAGCAATATGACGTCGCGTTCTGGCTTGTCGCGCACCCGTCTAAACCGCAGAACGGGGCGAAAGGCCCTCCCGGCCTCTACGAGATCAGCGGCAGCGCGAATTGGGCGAACAAGGCCGACTACGGTCTGACCTATCACCGGCCCAAGTTCGACGTGAACGAGGCCAAGATCATCGTGAACAAGGTTCGCATGGGGCTCCCCGGCAAGCGCGGAGAGGTCGCTGTGACGTTCGACTTCCGCAACAGCCGCTTCCGCGCGCTGGAGCAATGACATGGCGCCCGACCAACTTCCGCACCCCCCGCACCGGAGATCGCAAGCTCCGCGTCCTGTTCCGCAACGGCGAGGAATCGAAGCACAGCTACTCGGCCAAGCAATTGCGATGGAGCGACACGGGATCGGATTTCGACATCACGCATGTCCGGCTGTCGGCCGACTAACCCATAAGAGGAGTTGAGGGCGCCATGATTAACACAGGAAGGGCTCGGGCATAATGGCAAGAGGGGGGCGTCCTGCTGTCACACGTGCCCGCGTGGCGACATACTGGAATAGGCATGGACCTGTCCCGGTGCGCCAGATATGTCGTGCGCTCGGGACGGAGAGGTCTTGGACAAAGCGCGCCCTTAAATTGCTCGCGGCGACCGGCGAGATAGTTTTGCCCCCGTCCCAAGCGTAATTCCATGCTGTAACTGGATTGCCCTATGGCGGGCCTTCCCATTCCCGGACCCGGACGCGATAGCGCTTATCAGCCAGAATATGCTGATCAGGCGCGAAAGCTGTGCCTGCTTGGTTGTACCGATGAAGAATTGGCCTCGTTCTTTGGCGTCCACGTCCGCACGATCCATCGCTGGAAAGATGAGTTTCCGGCTTTTTGTCACTCCATAAACGAAGGCAAGGTTATTGCCGACGCGCAGGTTGCTGACAGCCTCTATCGCCGCGCCACAGGCGAAGAGGTGATTGTCGAGAAGGCCGTCAAAAATGCTGACGGCAGTTACGAGGCAATGCGCCTCAAGCAGTTCATTCCCGGCGATGTGACGGCACAGCGGCTTTGGCTTCTCAACCGTCGCCGCGAAAACTGGCGCGATAAGCAGGACATCGAGCATAGCGGCTATATTGCCGAGGCGACCAAAGAGCAGCGGGACGCCGCTGTCGCCGCTGCCACGCGGGCCGACCAATGAGCGCGGCGCTCGCCCTCACGGCAGAGGACTATGCGTTCTCCCGCCTGATTTCCTATGCCGCCTATCAGTGGCCCCGCTATGCCGACGCACCGCACCACCGGCTGATCGCCCGCCATCTTGAAGCGGTCGAGCGGGGTGAAATCACCCGCCTGATGATCACTATGCCCCCGCGTCACGGCAAATCGATGCTGGCGAGCGAGTTTTTCCCGGCATGGTATATGGGCCGCAATCCCGATCACTATGTGGTGACGGCGACCTATGCCCAGGAACTTGCCGACGACTTCGGGAGGAAGGTCAAGAACCAGATCGAGGACGTAGGCTTTCAGGCGATATTTCCCGGCGTCGGACTTGCCGATGACAGCAAGAGCGCCAAGCGCTTCCATATCGAGGGATCGCTCGGCGGGTACGAGCATAACACGACGCAGCGCGGGGCATTCTATGCCGTCGGCGTAGGCGGCCCGCTGACAGGACGCGGCGCGCACCTTCTCCTGATCGACGATCCGGTCAAGAACCGCGAAGAGGCCGATTCCGAAGTCATGCGGAAGAAGGTCAAGGACTGGTACACGTCCACGGCCTACACGCGTCTCATGCCCGGCGGTCGGATCGTCATTATTCAGACGCGGTGGCACGAAGACGATTTGTCGGGCTGGTTGCTGGAAGAGCATCAGCACGAAGGCTGGACGGTCCTCAACCTTCCCGCGATCGATGATGACGGGAAGGCGCTTTGGCCCGAGCAATATGACATCGAGGCACTGGAGCGCATCAAGCGCGCGCTCCCGCCGCGCGACTGGTCAGCCCTTTATCAGCAGCGGCCCGCGCCCGAGACCGGCGACTATTTCAAGCGCGAATGGATCATCCCCGTCGATACCATTCCTCCGCTCGCGGAGATGATGGTCTACGGCGGCTCCGACTATGCCGTTACCGCCGATGGCGGCGACTTCACCGTGCATGCGGTTGTCGGCGTCAGCAGCGAAGGCCGCATGTACCTTCTCGACCTGTGGCGGCGCCAAGCATCCTCAGACGTATGGGTCGATGCTTTCTGCGATCTGGTCCGCAAGTGGAAGCCCATCGGATGGGCTGAGGAAACAGGCCAGATCAAATCGGGCGTTGGCCCGTTCCTCGTCAAGCGGATGCTCGAAACCGCCTCTTATACCGCTCGCGAGCAATTCCCGACGCGCGGCGACAAAGCGGTCCGTGCACAGTCCATTCGTGGCCGTATGGCGATGCAGGGGCTTCACGTTCCCCGCGACGCCCCGTGGCTTGCTGACTTCATCTCCGAACTCATGAGCTTCCCTGTCGGAGTCCATGACGATCAGGTCGATGCACTCGGTCTGGTTGGCCAGCTCATGGATCGGATGATGGAGGGCAACCGCCCGAAAGCCGACCGTCCCGCCATTCCCCATAAAGCCACCGCCGTTGCTGTTGCGGGCGGCGTCATGGCTGCCCCGCTCAGGAAAATGCGATGATCGACGAAGACCAGAGCGCCACCATGAAGGATAAGGAGAACGGCGCGCGTTCGAGCAAGGCCGTGCTGTCCGCGATCCGCAAGGCTGAGGACGTATTCCGCGACTGGCAGGTGACATGCCAGGTCATCGACGATGTCTATTCGCTCCGGGAAGGCGTGGAGTACGGCACGGGGTCCAGTTGGCGCGATGCCGAGATGGATATTTTCTGGTCATCCTTCGAGATCATGAAGCCCGCGATCTACGCGCGCCCGCCGCAACCTGTCGTCGCGCCGCTGTTCAAGGATGGCAAGCCGCTCATAAACACGACCGCCGAGCTTCTTGAGCGTTGCTCTATCTGGACGCTGAAAAACACGCACATCG